CACTAAACCAGGTACGAATCCGTCTTTGATATACAATATACCACAAGGTAAGTCATTTATTTATTCGGAAGTACCAACTTGGGATGGTAATAGAAAGGGTGTTGATATTTACAAAATACCACAACCAATTCCAATTGACATTAATTACGATGTTAGAATTTTTGCTTACAGACAACAGGATCTAAATAAATTTAACGCAATAGTTTTTAAGCATTTCCAAAGTCGACAAGCTTATGCTGTTGTAAATGGTCATTACATACCAATTATTTTGGAAGATACATCCGATGAAAGTCAAATCACGGACTTAGATAATAAAAGGTTTTATGTACAGCTTTATTCGTTTATGTTACAAGGTTTTATTCTTGATCCAGAAGATTTTGAGGTGACTCCAGCAATAAGTAGAACATTTACAGTTGTTGAAAAGTCATAACTCGTAAAATAATTTAAAAAGTAAATAGTATTTCTTGTTTTTTGAAAAAATCAGAGATATTTATTGTAAGTAAAAGGTAAATAAAAAAAATTAAAATTAAACAAATATGGCAAACAAAGTTTATGCATCACCAGGTGTCTATACCTCAGAAAAAGATTTAACATTTACTACTGAGACAGTTGGTGTTACAACCCTAGGATTAGTGGGTGAAACAAAGAAAGGGCCTGCCTTCCAACCTATTTTCATCAGAAATTATGATGAATTTAAAGTTAGTTTTGGTGGTACTAGCCCAGAAAGATTTAGAAACACTCAAATCGTAAAATATGAATTACCGTACATTGCAAAATCGTACTTAAGTCAATCAAATCAGTTATTTGTAACCCGTGTATTGGGTCTTTCTGGCTATGATGCTGGTATGGGTTATGCAATTAGGACTTTAGGAACATGTAATAAAAACACATTAGCGTATACAGATACAACTTATGTATTTGACTTTACGGTTGATATCGATGTACCTGTTGGTCAACCTGGTACTTTTGTATTATCTGGTACCTCAACAGAGGTTATTGATCATATATCAACATTAACTGGTGTTGATACAACTAAATTCGATACGGCTTATTATAACTTCTTCAATGTAACAAACTACACTCTAAAAGATTGGTATAAAAACAATGTATCTTATTGGGGTATTTTGGACAGCTCTGAACAAACAGCACTTGTTACAGATAGAAATGCTCAGGTATTAACTGGCACTGGCCCAGCAACACCCGCTTTCTTAGATGCGTATGAATTGGCTATTGGTATTCCAGTTGCTGACAGAACAGATGATATCTTGATAAAAGAATTTACCTTTAATGAAACATCTGATCAATACGAAGGAACCTCTTTTGCATTGTTTGCCTACGATATCACTGGTACCACAGCGACAATTTATTCTGGTAAGATTAAATTAGTTGTTTACGATTACGTTTGTTCACCAAATCAAAAATACCATAAAAAGACTGTTGCAACATTAAGAAGTAGGGGTCAATATATTTCGAACGTATTGGGTTACAATGTTGATTCAACAACAGTAGCTTATGACCAATTTGATGCTGCTTTAACTAACCCGTATGCGACTTTTGAAATTACTGGTACAACTACTGGTGGTACAAATTTCTCTTATACCGTTTCGCTTGATAAAACCAAGAAAAACTATATTAAAAATGTTTTAGGTACACAGGCGTTTGATAAAGATGCTTTCTTATTTGTTGAAGAAGTTTACGATTCTGTTATAAAGAAAGGTTGGAACTTTAATGAAATTAAAGGTTTGCACTTTGATTTGATACCAATTAATACTTGGGATCATTTAAAATTCCAATTTCAATCACCCGCAACACCATTTTTCGTATCTGAGTTAAGAGGTGGTTTACCACAAAGATTATTTAGATTTATATCTATATCTGATGGTAGTAACGCTAACACGGATATTAAAGTTTCAATCGGTAACGTTGATTTAGACAGAAAAACTTTTGACGTTTACATTAGAGCATTTGCTGATAGTGATAAGAACCCATTCTTCCTTGAAAGATTTTTATCTGTATCTATGGACGAGTCGCAAGACAATTACATTGGTAGAAGAATTGGTACCATTGACAACAAATACCCATTAAGAAGTTCTTATGTGGTTGTTGAAATGGCTGAAAACGCCCCAATTGATGCGGTTGCTTCAGGTTTTGAAGGATATGAGTTTAGAACATTTGGAACAGGTTCAACTGAAGCTGATTTCTGCGGTGTACCTGAATTATCTTACAAAACAAAATACTACGCTCCAGGTGAATTAATCGTAAACCCACCATTCTCTACACCGATATTTTCTCTTGGTGATAAAGTTAGAAAGATTTACTTAGGTTTTACCGACCTTGAGTACGGTTTTGATGCTGACTTATTACAATTTAAAGGTAAAGTTTCTTTAACTGGTGATAATGCTTACAATGATGGTTTAGATTGGACAACTAAAACAAAAGGTTTCCACTTGGATATTAACGCTGGTACAATTGTAGATACAAATGGAAATAATGTATTTGCAGCTGGTGTTGGTACTTTTGTTGATCCAGTTGTCATTGCTTCAACGTTAACTCACCCATATCACGACATTAAAACAAGAAAATTCACAGCTTTATTGTCTGGAGGATTTGATGGTTGGGATATTTACAGAGAACAAAGAACTAATGGTGATGATTATAAAATCGGTAGAAATGGTTTCGTAGCCGCTGGATTTGATACATTCACAAGTGTTGAATATGGTGACTTGTTTGGTACTTCAGATTACTACTCATACTTGTATGGTGTTAAAACTTTTGAAAATCCAGAACAAACAGTAATCAACATCTTAGCTACACCTGGTATCGATATACTTAACAACACAGAGTTGGTTAGAGACACCATTGAAATAGTTGAAGAAAAAAGATTAGATTCAATTTACTTACCAACTTTACCTGATATCAAGTTAATTGGTAATAACAACGCTGCTAACACAGAAGATTGGTTATTCCCTAATGATATCATCGATGAATTGGAAACAACAGAAATCGATTCTAACTATACCGCTGTATACTATCCTTGGATTCAAATTTCAGATACCGAGAATAATGCTAACCTTTACATCCCACCAACAGCTGAGGTTGTAAGAAACTTAGCCTTTACTGATAACGTAGCACATCCTTGGTTTGCAACCGCAGGTTACAATAGAGGTATCGTTAACTGTATCAGAGCTCGTATCGCATTGGATCAAGAAAGCAGGGACATTCTTTACCCAGGTAGAATTAACCCTATCGCTACATTCTCTGACGTAGGAAATGTAATTTGGGGTAACAGAAACCTTCAATTGAGAGATAGTGCATTGAACAGATTAAACATCAGAAGATTATTGTTACAAGCAAGAAAATTAATTGTAGCAGTAGCAAACAGATTATTGTTTGATCCAAATGATGCGCAGGTTAGAAGTCAATTCTTATCACTTGTTAACCCAATATTGGATAACATCAGAAAAGAAAGAGGTTTAACCGACTTTAGAGTTTCATTGGTGAATGAAGTTGAGGATAATGATAGAAATACACTTAGAGGTAAAATCTTCCTTAAACCAACACCAACATTGGAATTCATTGAATTGGAATTCGTGGTTACACCAACAAGCGTATCATTCGATAATATCTAATAAAAATAGAATAAATTTAAAAGGGCTCTACTCGAGCCCTTTTTTTATGTACCAATTTTAAAAATTGCGCAGTACCTTATATCATAAGTTCCTTTTATATAAGAGTACCATTATACATTTTATTATTTATCTATTATTTATTAATATTGTTAACTATTTATGTATATAGTATGTATTAAAAGTACCTTTTATATAAAAGGCCCTATTCAATAGTAAGGAAAAAAAATGATAAAGTCAAGTGTTTACAAAAATTTTTTTTTCAACTATTTATTGTAAAATAAAAAAGTATCTGAACAAAGCGATTTTACCAGATATTTATATAAAAGAAATAATCAATTAAAAAAAATAGAAAATTATGGCGAACTTATTAATGAAAATGCCTGTACCTTACGAACCGAAGAAACAAAACAGGTTTATCCTAAGATTTCCAAGTTCATTGGGTATTAACGAATGGTTTGTAATTTCAACGTCAAGACCTAAGATCACCATTGGTGAGGTTGAAATCCCGTTTTTGAATACATCAACTTATGTAGCTGGTAGATTTAACTGGGAATCTATTGACGTTACATTTAAAGACCCTATTGGGCCATCAGCCGCTCAAGCGTTAATGGAGTGGGTTCGTCTACATGCCGAATCTGTTACAGGTCGTATGGGTTACGCAGCTGGTTATAAGAAAGACATCGAACTTGAGATGTTAGACCCAACTGGTGTTGTTGTTGAAAAATGGATCCTTCAGGGAACATTCTTGACCAACGTTGACTTTGGTTCATTGGATTACAGTGCAGAAGATATTGCTGAAATCACAGCTACTCTTAGACCAGATAGATGTATCTTGGTATACTAATTTTGTAATAAAGATAATAACAGTACCCGATTTGCTTACCGTAAGATCAGCAATCGGGTCTTTTTTTTATCCATTCAATAGATTACCGTATTTGTTGATAAATTCGTTTATCTTTTTTTTAACGTTTTTAGTTTCTTTCATTTCATGTTCCCAAATCACCAATAAAGTGTAAGTCTTATCAAACTTAACAATCTTAACTTTATGTTGATCGTTTTTTAAATTTTTTCTTTGGAAAGCGTATTTTGGTTCTGGGTTGTGCGTTTTACAGCAATGAAAAAAACATCCATGGGTTTCAACCAATATATTGTAATCAGTTAATAAAAAATCATATTCCCTATTTTTAAAGATAAAATGTGGTTCAAATGACACACCCATCGAAGTTAGTAATTCACCAAAGGTTGTCTCAAGACTTGATGTACCATTCATTTTTTTAAACATTTTACCGATTTTACTTTTCTTTTTAGCCATATTGTTCTATTATTAACTATAATTACCGTGAAATCTCAAGTAAACGGTAAAAAATAAAAAAAAGATAGTTTACACTATTTAAGAATAGATTATAATTAAAGAACAAAAAAAATTATTATATGGATAATTCATTTATGGAACCAGCGCATGACGTGATTTCTTTGCCTTCGCAAGGTAAATTTTACAAAAATAAAAAATCAACTGTTAAAGTGGCTTACTTAACAGCTGCTGATGAAAACATCTTGACATCACCAAACCTTTTACAGAGTGGTAAAGTTATTGACGTTTTGTTAGACAAAAAAGTAATCGACCAAGATTTAAAAGCTGGTCAAATGCTTTCTGGTGATAAAAACGCAATTCTCTTCTTTTTAAGAGCTACTGGTTATGGTGAAATGTATCCAGTTGAGTTATCTGACCCTAAGACTGGGGAAAGATTTGAAACCGAAATTGATATCAGTCAATTCCAGGCTAAAGAAATTTCTATTAATCCAGATGAAAATGGTGAATGTGATTTTTTCTTACCAAGAAGTAAAAAGAAAGTTAAATTTAAATATTTAACAGCCGATGAAGATGAAAAACTGGTTAAAGAAGATGAAGCTAGAAGAAAGAAGCTTGGTCAAAATGCTATTTCTCAATTATTAACCATGAGATTAACAGCTCAAGTTACAGAAATTGATGGTATAAGAGATAGAGGACAAATTCAATCATTTATTGATCAGATGCCAGTTGGTGATTCTGGGGCTCTTAGAAAGTACATTAATGATAATGAACCAGGTTTAGATCTTAATGTATCAATCCAAGCGCCAAGTGGTGAATTTTTTTTTGGTGAACTTCCGATTACCTCAAAATTTCTTTGGCCTTACCTCGACTTATAAGAAAGATATACTCTATGAGTTCTACATTCTCATAAAACACGGTAATTTTAGCTACGCTGATATATTACATATGCCAGTTTATGAGAGAAGGGCTTTTATTGATATACTAATGGAAGAGAATAAAAAAGTTAAGGAACATAGAGAAAGAGAAGTTGCCAAAGCTAATTCTAAAAGAAAATAAATAGAACCCACAATTTCTTGTGGGTTTTTTAATTTAAAACTATTTATATAAAAAGTAAAAAATCATGTCTATCGAAAAAATAAAAGAAAGAATACGTATGATCGAAAATAATGATTTCACAACAAATGATGAAAACATTAATGAAGTTCTTAAAGGTAGTCAACAAGATATTAAACAAGTGTTTAAACCAAATGATAGGGGTATCATAAATCAATTAATGAACAAAGTTAAAAGAGGACTTGGGTTAAGTGATAGAGATCAAAAACTATTAAATATAATGTCCAAGACAGACCAAAATACAAGAGAGATTCAATACGCAGCTGATCAATTGTTAAGAGGTAGTGGTGCAACTAGAGTTGATATTGATGGTAGAACAGTTGATTTACCAACAAAACACCATAGAGATATTTATAAAATTTACGCCTTAATGAAAACTCACAGGGTTTTACCAGCGGCTGATTTAGACCAAAATACTTTTAATTCAAAATTCAGTTATTTAATATCATCGACAAATTTAGAAGGTGATACTTTAGTACTTTTAAAAGGTAAATCAATATCAATCATATTTAATGATGATAAGTTAACTGATTTAGTTGGTATGGTAATTAAAAATAGAGCTTTTAATCAAAATGATTTTAGAAGTTTTTATAATGATTTAAATAATAATAAATCATCTTATAATATTAACAACGCTTTATTAGGTAGTGGTGGAAAAATAATTACAATAGATTTTTAATTTAACGAATGGCTCAAGGAGATCTTTTTAGGCAATTTACTGAAGCTGGCGGTGTTCTTGAACGAGCACTAGCTGCTGGTGTCGTTAATGCTGAACAAATGCGTGATATACTTAATGATGTATACACCGCAGAAATGAACGTTGGTAAAGCAAGAAAAGATATGTTAAAATCCGATGTCAAAGGGTTAAATGTATTAAAGAGAGTTGCTAGTGTTGGTAAAAAAATCAGAGAACAACAAAAACAAAATTTAGAGTTTAGTAAAAAAATTAAAGAAAATGATGCTTTAATTGAAAAACTAGAGTTAAAAATATTAAAAGCTAGAAAAAAAGGTGACACAGCATTTGCTGATGCTTTAACGAAACAAAGAGACAAAATGAAGTTGGATAACCAAATGAATAAGGTTACACAACAACAAATGAGAAGAACTATACCATTGTTGGGTAGAATGGGATCTGTCGGCGCTGCTATATCTGACGTTATGGTTAGTATTGGTAGCGTATTAGGTTCGGTATTTTCTATATTAGGAACTGTCGCATCAACCTTAATAAAGGTTGGTAGCATTCTTGTTAAGATGGTTTTAGCTCCGCTTAAAAAAGCCTTTAATACATTTTTAGAAATACAAAGTACAGTTGGAAATTTAGCGGCTGATATTGGATTAACGGCTGAAGAATCGAGGGGTTTATTAAATAATTTTGCATCACTTACATTGTCAGCCATGAAATTTGGTGGAACAATGAAAGATGTTGCAATGTTAATGTCAACATTTAGTGAAACCACTGGTAAGAATAGATTATTCAACGAACGTGAGGTTGAACAATTAATTGAATTAGGTTTAGGTACAAATTTAGGCGTACAAGGTGCCGCTGAATTAGCATCTAGCTTTGATAATATTGGTATATCACTCGAAAGAACAATTAACTTAACCGATAAAGCCAGAAATGTGGCCGCTAAAATGAATTTAAACTCCACAAAAGTATTAAAAACATACAAAGGTCTTGTTGAAAGTTTAAGTGGTATTGGTTTTGGTAGAGGTTTAGATAATTTAACAAAATTAGCGGCAAAAGCTACCGCAATTAGATTTGATATTGTAAAATCAACCGAATCGTTTACAGATTCTTTTTCTGATTTAGAAAAAGCTGTTGAGGCATCCGCAAAAATGCAAGTGTTAGGTGGAAAATTTGCTGAGAATTTTGGTGATCCAATGCAACTCGCATTTGAATCCATGAATGATCCAGCTAAATTAGCTGAAAGAGTTACTGGTTTAGTAAAAGGTGCTATAATCAAAAGTGGTAAAGATTTTATTATACCACCAGCTGAAAGAAAAATGCTCCAAATAGCTGCTGAAACATTAGGTCAAGATTATAATGAACTTAAAAATACTGCTTTAGAACAAGCTAAGATTGCGGATAAAATGACCGCACTCGGTAAAGCTGGTTTTAGTTTAATGGGTTTAGAAGAAGAGGATCGTTTAGGTATTGCAAGTTTAATGCAATTAAACCAACAGGGTAAATACGAAATAAGAATGTCTGATGGTACAACAAAATTACTTGAAAATATCACGGACAAAAACCAATTAAAGGCAATAATTGATGCTAGAAAGAAAAATGAAGATGCCGCAATACAAAGAAAAAATCTTCTTGAAAGATTATCAATGATCGTTGATAGATTTATGTTAGGATTTTCAACTGTATTTAATAAATTATTTGGTAGTACAGATTTTGAATCATTTTTACAAATGGTTGAGGGTGCTGGAACCAGAATAGCTAAATTTGTTACCGAAGAAATCATGGGATCAAATGGTTTGGCTGAAGGTTTTAAAATATTATTAGATAAAGCAAAATCAATCTTTGAAAAAGTCGAAGAGATATTTAAAGGTGACGGTAGTTTTATGACTAAGGTTGGTAAAACACTTGGATTGTTGTTTAAAGAAGTTGCGATACCAATTATCAGTGAAATTATAACATTTGTAACACCAATATTAAAAAATGGTATGGGTGCTTTACTTGCTATTATAGGTGATTCATTACCATTTGGTTTGGGTGATAAAATGAAAAACGCTGGTTTAAAAATGCAACAAGAAGCAATAGCTAGTAGTGATTTTCTCAAAGGCATGTACGGCGAAAACGCCCAATCTGAATTAGCTGGCAAAATGGAAGGTGATAAATCATTTAGTAATTTTACAACTAAAGCGGGTTTAAAGACTGGAGAAGCTTTACTTAAAAAAGGTATACCCGTTGCTGGTAAAAAAATTGGCGCTAAATTAGGGGCGCAAACAGCTGGTAAGTTAGTTGGTAAACAAATAGCTAAAAGAATACCAGGTGTTGGCTTAGCTATAGGTATTATAGATGCTATTAGCCAAGCCGCTGAAGGTGATTGGGGACAAGCCGCACTTGCTTTAGGATCGGGTGTTGCATCAACATTCCCAGGTGTTGGAACCGCCATATCTATTGGGCTAGATGCCGCTAACGCTGGTATAGATGCTTATGACGCTGGAGCATTTGACGATGGTGTTATTTATAAAGACGGTACATACGCTAAATTTAACAAAGGAGATATGGTTCAATTTATAGATCAAGCAGCCGCTGAAAGAGCCGCAGGTTCTGGTGGTCGAGGCTCAACAAACGCAGTTCAACATAGTGGAGTTATTACAATAAAATCAGACGATGGAAAAGTTGTTACTTGGGATCAAATGTATGGTGCAAGAGATTTGATTGGTTCTAGGCTTAAATCAATTACGGATTCATACAATAGGGGTTTTGGTAACTACCAAAATGGTAATGTTGCACCAATACAACCATTAATATAAAAATTTATTCAATAAAATGGGTCTTAAGATATTTTCTGAACAATTTAGAGACGAGGTTCTAAAATTAAATTTAAAAACACCACCAGATGTTGTTCTGGGTTTGGTTGATTTGAGTGGTGCTGCGTTATATGCGGCATATATTGATGCATTAGGTAAGGATGCGGTTATTAAAACAGATAAGGCTTCGGTTAAATTAACCGATCCTGGTAATGTTGTGACCGATTCTGTCAACCCAAGACAAAAGAATTTAAATAAAAACTTACAAACACCTAATGAAATTGCAACTGGTATAGGTAATATCACCGCAAATCAAAGTTTAACTCAACAATACCTTTCTGGTAGAGGCTTACCAACTGACATCAACGATTATAACGTAACCAATCCTGGTAATGTTGTGACTGATTCTATCAATCCGAGACAAAAGAATTTAAATAGAAACTTACAAACACCACCAGATATTTTAGCAAATATATCTTCTGGGTATCTTAGTGGAATTGGTCAAGACACATCAATTGGTGACAGTGTTGTGTTAAACCCAGGTACAGTTGATAACGCCGCGAATGTAGAAAGACAAAAATTATTTAAGAAAAACAAACCAATTAATATTAGTGACCCTTCAGAAAATGATCCGTTATATGATTATTTAAGCCAAGGTGGTTACACATATACCTCATTATTGCAATCAATTGGTAAACTAACGTTAATTAACGATTTAAATATACCAAATGCCATAAGCGTATCGTTACTTTCAAATCAGACGCCAGAAGTTGCATTGCAACTACAATTACAACAAAATAGATATTTTCCAGTTGAGATCAATCAATTTGAACCAACAGTTCTAAGTTTAAAACCAGACGTTTTTAGTAAACCATATGTGGATGCTTATAATTCTGGTGTTTTTAATTATGCTGGGCCACAAGAATATGAACCAAGTTCATTCTTAAACATACAAACATCAATAAATCCGTTAGCAATTATGACAAATTCTGCGGATCCTATGTCGTTTTTATTAAACGGTGGAACGCCTCCGTTAACAAACGAAACGTTATTGATGAATATTGCCGCTTTAGAGTTAAAATTTAATTTTGAAAGTAGAATTAAACGTGCTATTGAAAGAAAAACTCTTGGCGGTACAAACTTAGATGAAGCTTTAACAAATCCAATTGCTGCGGCTAATATCGTTAGAAATCCGTTTGGTTGGTTTAATTTATTTGAAAGAAATTATGAAATTAGTGTGGCATCGACTACATTAGGAAAAGCCGCAGAATTTGCTGGTAGTTTAGCTGGTGTTACAAATCCAATAGCATTTGATTTTGCGATGAGTACTGACGATGATTTGGCGCCTAAATGTTTTGGTAATGTTGTTGAATTTAATTCAGACGGCGAACCAAAAAGCGGCTTTGCCAAATTTATTGATAATTTATTGGGTAAACAAGTAACAAGAAAAGAAGATAGAGATGGGTATTTTATAAGAAGAACTGGTTCAGGCCAAAGATATTCTTTATTTTATAATGTTGGTAAAAACAAATACCAACCAGATTATTTAGCCGATCAAGAAACAACACTATTCTTAGGGCAAGAAGAGTTACAAGAGTTAAGAAAAATTGGTGGTTACTTTGGTATAGGAGCTGGTGAAACACCAGAGGGTAGATATTATATCGGAAATAAAGGTAAGTATGACGATCCTTTTTATTTACTACAAGATGCCGATGGACATCAGGTTAGAAGTAACCAAGCTATTGTCGAATCGCTTAAAAAGGGTAATTTAACCCTTATAAATCAATATGAAGAACCAGGTTACAGCGGATCTGATACGGATGGTATTGACAGACCACAAGGTGTGAGTGAATACGGTTCGGTTAAAACGCACTTTATTTGGAAATCATCAACAGCTCAAGATAAAGCTTTTGATTTCAAAACAAATCAAAAAGCACAACCAGTACCAATTAACATAGATGGTACTAGCTCATTATTGAGTGTAAACAAATTTAAACAAGGTAATTTTAGAGAATGTTCAATATTATACACAACAAGCCAATTGCTTGAAAAAGGAATTCAAACTGAATTTGGTGTGTTTAATTCGCCTATTGATCAAACCATAACCAAATTTTACGATGGTTATGATTTTATGTCTAGAGCAAACGGAACCATATTACCAAAGAAAACAGAAAGATTAAATAAACAAGGTGATGTTATTGGTTATCGTTATTTAGTTCCAGGTTTAGATCCAACAGGGAAAAGAAGTGATAGAGAAATGTATAACGAAGCTGAGCTTTGTCGTGTTTGGACAAAAATTAAACCTTACAATAAAGTAACAGACTTAGTTAGATATAAAGAATTAATAAGAAAGGAGCGAAATTCCGTTATCGATAGATTTGGTAATTACAATATATTTCCATCTGAGTTAAATGTTAATACTGGTTATGGCCGACTAGGTGATGGTTCTGGTGATGCCGTTGTTGAATATTTTGGTGAAAGACGTGCAAGAAAATACATGTTTTCAATTGAAAACTTAGCTTGGAGAGATTATAAAGCAAACAACTATTATGGTAAAACAGATTTACCAGCTTGCGAAAAAGGCCCTAATGGTGGTAGAGTTATGTGGTTTCCACCATATGATATTAAATTTACTGACAACACATCTGCAAATTGGACAACCCATCAATTTTTAGGTAGACCCGAACCAATTTACACATATAATAATTCAGAAAGAACTGGAACATTAAGTTGGAAAATTGTTGTTGATCACCCATCAATATTAAATTTATTAACTCAGAAAGAATTAGCAAGATTAACAGACGGTGAAGTTGATGAATTACTCGCAGCTTTTTGGGCTGGTTGTTTAGATTTTGATGTTTTTGAGTTAGCAAGAATATGGAATCAATTCACACAATCTGATATTGATTATTTTAAAAAAGTTATTGGTGATCTTGATTTAACAAAATCAAATGAAAAATTAAAACCAAAACTTGAAAAGGTAATAACGTACAAACAACCCGAAGCTGACCAAACAATAACTATTGATAGAGAAAAACCAAAATCAATAATTGATGGAGATTGTTTATTTTTTGAAAATGATGTACCATTAAGGCCTAATGATTTTGATAAAAATATTAGCCCAATATATGATACTGGTAAAATAGAATCTTTTGATATTTTATTTACAAGATATTATGAATTAACAAAGGGTGTTGATATAACTAATAATGCTGAAGCAATTAAAAATAATTATAGATCATCGGGTATAATACCACCAGAATGGATTAGATATAATTATACAATAGGAAAAGATTCCGCCGAAAATTACATGGAATCAACCGAATCTGGAAAACCAAAGTGGTACGGTATGCAAAAACAGTTTCAAACTATTGAACAAGATTTATCCGATCCAAAGTATAAAGGATTTGATTTAAAAATTACAATAGAAACACACGCATCACCTTTGGGCCCAGACCAAGGTACGGCAAATTATAACAACATATTATCAAGAAGAAGGTTTATTTCAACACTTAAATGGTTAGTAACAAAGGTAATTAGTAAAGGTGATTTGGGTAAAATTTATTATGACAATGATGACCCACTTGAGGCTAATGATTGGTTTGATAGTTACTTAGAACAACTATATACTGGGACACAATCAATTGTAAGTTTTAAAAGAGATGGTGCTAAGCCAGATACAAAAGATACGATTACTTTTGTATTAACTGAAGCAAAAGGTATTACATCAACGGATGCTATAAAAGAAATGATACCAAATCCACAGACAGCTGGCCCAAATAAAAATATTTTTTACACGGTTGACGCACCAGACCCTAATAGCACAACAAAGGTTAAATATTGTTGTTTTGAGACAGACGCTTTAGCTAAAAAAGCAATAACAGGTAATTGGATACCAGGTGTTAATTCAAGTCACATTGGCACAATTGAGGCTAAAATTGACAGACCATATAAAGATGTTGTTTGTGGTGCACTATCAATTGTAAGTTCGTTTGCGAGAAGAGCTGAAATTAAAGTGGAGGTTATCAACAAGCCAGAGGAAATTAAAAAACCAAAAGAAGCCATTCCAGTTGAAACTACGATTATCACACAAGAAGAAAAACCACTTACATACGAAAATGTTACAAAAAGAGAAATTGCGCAAAGAATTATTAACAAAATGATCACCGAATGTGATTATTTTGAATTACTTAGAGCAGATACACCTTTTATGTACGATTCTTTAAAACAAAAATTAAAGTATTTCCAACCAGCATTTCATGCGATTACACCCGAAGGATTAAACGCTAGATTAACATTTTTGCAACAATGCTTAAGACCAGGCGAAACCATAAAAAGAAAACATGGTGAAGACTCTTGCGATGCTTCAAACACAGCATTTGGTAAACCACCTATTTGCGTTTTAAGAATTGGCGATTTTTATCATACAAAAATCGCAATTGATAATTTGAGCATATCTTATGAACCACTTGTTTGGGATTTAAACCCAGAGGGCATTGGGGCACAACCAATGATTGCCGATGTACAATTAAGTTTTAAATACATTGGTGGTTCTGGCCTAAGAAAATATGTTGACGAGTTACAAAATGCGTTATCTTTTAACTATTATGCCAATGCTGATGTTTACGATGATAGAACATTTGCGAACAAAGATTTATTTGAAAGAAATTTAATTAATTTAGAAAGAAGTTTCTTTGATAATAATACATTAGATTTAATACCAATTGTAGCTGCTGCTGAGAGAATAGTTCCAGCCGATTTCCTTGATGACGTTCCATATGGAACTATCGGTGTAATTACTAAAAAAAGAATACCAACGACACCAGGTGGTAATTATTCTATGGATTTGTTTACAGCGAACGCATATAACCAATCAACAGTATATCAACCATATGAAATAGTTTCCGACCAAGGTAAATTTTATCTAAGAAAAGCTGATAATGAAAAGGATTTATTGACTCAGAATACATTAAATGGATCGCAAGCCCCAGTAACAAATAAAAAGTATTGGGAAGAAATAAAGTGGAGAAATTATGGAGAACAGGCGTTTGTTTTAGAATTTAGTAACGTGTCGAAAGACCCAAACAACCCAAATCAATATCTGGACAAATCCTACTTTAATTGGTATGAGGTACATTATAGGGATATATTTAAACAACTTTATGAAACATATGCTGAAGTTTTTAATGGTAATATGAATTTTAACACAGTTACGGATTCAAACATGACATTAATGGATTTGGTTTTAAATAAAAACTATAATAAAAGGTTAACAAAAACAAATTCAAATAATATAATAACTGGCACAACTGGCTCAACGACAAGTAATCAGGGTATTGACCTTACGGATCCTTTAGCCGAGATGGGCTTACTTCCAAATAACGATGATGTTTTTAATGATATAACTGGTATAACAACTGGTACAACAAATGGTAAGTATAACTTATTTACTATTTTTGATAAAGAAGCTATTGAAAGAAATTATGTTGAGTATGGCTCGTATGATTTATTAAATAAAAATTTATCCGATCAAATGAAAACGGCTAAATTATCGCCATTAAAATTACATCTTAATCCACAAAATTATATGTATAAAATTGGTGATGGTAATACGTTAGTTTCAACAGCTGGCACATTCGATGATTTAAGTAGGTTTGATCCAGGCAACTTTACAGGTGGTTATCAAAGCAACACAACAAAGACAAATGCGGAAGTTGCTGGTTTTTATTTTAAAAATTATACTGATTACAGTGAAAACATAAATGATATTGTTTTAGCTTTAGGTGAGGAAATGGCTCTTAAGATTAAATTAAATTTATGTCATTTTTGGCATAAAACTGATAAAAGCAAAAATGTTTTTGACCAATATTTACAAAATTTTGAATCTACGCACCAAAAGATATTTACTGATTTTTTAATTGAAAAATTAAAAACATACATTAGTGGTGTTACTGAAGAAAAAAGGGTTGTTTTACGTGATTTGGAAAGAAATACTGGAAAATTGGTTAGTTTGGTAAATGGTTTGTCTGTTGTTTTAGATGGTTATGATATTAAAACTGACGAAACAAAAACATATAGATACGAAGTGATACCGAATGAGTACAAACTAAAAACTTCGGCTGAAACACTTTTTGGTTATGACCCATATTACAAATATAAAACAATGTCATTTAATAATTATGAATTATTAGAATTTGCTGACATTAAAATTGTTATTGATGACTCTGAATTAAATTACGGTAATAAACTTAAATTTTTGTCTTTGGGTAACGGAAACTATTTCTTTAAACAAATATCTAAAGATTCAAAAATACAACAAATTTCGGGTAACGCATATACATTTAATAATAGCTTACCTGAATCTGTTGCGATTAAAAATAACGTTTCGTTATCCCCAACAGCCGCAAACTTTGAGGTTACAAGTGGAATTACATTAAATTTATCGTATGATAAAAACGCAATTCCTGGTACGACAACTACATTGAGCGTTCAACCAACAGGTAATGACGATACAACAGGATCCTACGCCGAACATTATCCGATGACTTATACCTTTGAAAAATTAAATTATGAATTTTTTGAGTTTTCAAACAAAGCGCTAGATATAATGTTAAATGATAATTTTATGTCTAAAAAATTTGATTTAGATATAAAATTTGATGAGTCTAAAGATTTTTATACGCAAGTAGTCGCTAATGATTTAACCAGTTTGTTTTATTATGGTGATAACGCAAATTTTGTAAATACAAATATAAGTTATTACACATTAAGTACTGGAAGTACAGCTGGAACTGTAACCGAATCAATTATAAATCAAATAAATGATTTTGTACCATATAACTATATTATACCAAAAAGTTTAATACAATTTGTACCAAAACAAAGTTCAACAAACTATAACACAATGAGTGGTGATACAATAAATTTAAGTGGTTTTATAGACCTATTTTTTATTAAAATTTTTGCCGATTTAAGTGATACGGATAAAGCCGATTTATCTAAAAAGATTTTAGCTGAAAAACCAACAAAGGGTATCACAGGAAACGAAAAAGCTAAAAAACAACAACAGGATAAAAAATTAGCTAAAATTGATAATATATTAACGTCTATATTTACAATTATAAAAGATTATGTGACAGCTGCAAATCAAAAAACTAATCCACTTTATAACGAATACATTAAAAATGAAGAAAATGTAGTAAAAAAACTAAATAAGATATTAATTGATAATGAAACATACACCATTTTTAAACCAGACTTTATTGCCAATAAACTATTAAAAGGTGGTGTTGACGACTATACTGTTGTTATAAAAGACACTTATGAAGTTAAAGGTAGTTCACTATATAACTATATCTTGTTTACAAATACAAGAGGTTTGTTTAATATTACATCCCAAAGCGAGGATCCAGAAATTATTGAAAAAGCAACCGAAACAGAATTTAATAAATATCAAAAAGAATTGGGTATAATATAATATGTCAGGGTATTACAACAGATATAAAAAATTAAATAATGATGAAACAATCATATCACCCCCTTTTGTCAAATTGGACGAAAAGAGTACGGATACTATGATAATTTACGACATTAGAAAAACCAGGTTAGATAAAGTTAGTCAAGAATATTATGGAGTACCTTATTACTCTTGGTTAATATTGATGGCGAATCCCGAATTTGGTGGTTTAGAGTGGAACATTAAGGATGGTCAAGCGGTTAGAATACCACAACCATTGGATGTTACATTAAGAGAATATGAAAGAAAACTAGTTCAACGATTAGATTATTATGGCGATTAACGGAATTAACGAAAAAATATTATTTAAAAAAGGTGGTAATTCTGTTGATGGTGTAAGTAAAGTTACCACAAATCCTTATTTATTAAAACCCGAAGATTTAAAAAGAAAAGAAAATCAGGGTGTTTTAGTTATCGACCCAAACAAAGTTGTTAATCAGTACAATGAAATCGTTGATCGATATGTAAAACAAGAAGATTTGGTAATATATGCGTCATTAAAAGTTTATAAAAGACCCCAATCT